TTTCCGTGCATCCGTTGGCGATACTCGCCATGCGCTTTTAAGTCGTTGAATACGACTTGGTGGATCAGCAGATCCAAGAAGTCGCTAGTTTGTTCATCGCGATACAGTCAGTTGCAAGGCTTTCTGTATCACTGCCGAATACTTTACGCGTTAGTGCGTAAACACGCAATAGGGATTACCTAGTTTTTTTGCACTTTTCTTGGACGGCCTGTTTTCGCTGGATTTCTTGCGACTTTCTGCGCTGCTTTGAATTCGATAGCCCAGCAGTTTCCAAACTTTTTGGCGACCAATTTTTGGCCGTCAATCAAATGCCGAACGTGACCGTTGGAGCATCCGATTATTTCCGCAGCCTCTTTTACCGTAATCCAGTTTTTGTCTATTTTTGCAATCATGCTCCAATTATGCTTGACTGCGTAAACTAAATCAAGAACTACTTCCTTTTCCTCACCCGCAAATCCAACCCCAACACATCGCAGATCTTCGAAACATGCTGCGTCCCGAGATGGCAACGCTTGGCAATATACCGCTTGACTGTCTCTTCGGTTGGACTGCCGTTGAGTAGCTTGGCTATTGCGTAAGCGGTAAGCCCTTGGGACTCGGCTGCGTTGGCTACCGAGTCTCGTATCCAATCGTTTGGTTCGGTCATTAGTTTACGTCCACTTCTGACACAATCCCACCAGCAGATTCAAAAAACTCGCGAGCGTCATCTTCACCCCACAGGTGAACCAACAAATTGCGATCCATTGCATCGACTAGAAAACCATCGCGATCACGAGTATCTTCCCAGTACACTCCAGTGAATTGCAGTTCACGAACGAAGTCGGAAACATCGGCCCAAATTTCGTCTTGAGCGTTATTGTGAAACCACAACGATCCATCTTCAAATAGCTCGTAACTGCAAGCGTCAGAACGTTCTCTGTTCGATCGAAAATTCTTAACAGAGTCAACGCTGCCACCGAATTGCTCGGCAACATAAGCTTGTCCAGCTTCAATCGTGAACAGGTCTTCGAATGTGCTGTTTTCCCAGTTTGCTGGTTTTCGAATTTCTTGCGACATTTTCTCAATCTCCCAAAGCTCGAAACCGTCGAGGCGGGCCTTGCGGCTGAATTTACTCAGACGGCCTAAGCCGTTTCGCTGGAGTCTCGCCAGCTCGTCAGTGAGTTAAGCTTCGCTCATGTACTCTGCGTACTCTCGCTCCCAAAGCTTTTGGTCGCTGTAAATTTGGATCTTCGTAATCGTGTTTCCGCGATGGTCGCTGTGATTCCAGCCGCCTTTGCCGTCGTCGTGATTCGTGCAGATGAAACCTCCGTCTGCTTCGATCTCACCTTTTACATCCTCAAGGTTCACAGGTAATTCTGTGTTTTCCAAGATTGCGTATGTTTGTCCCGCTGGTGCGCCGTTGCCAGAAAAAAAGAAACAAGGAAATTCAATTGAGTTTACGAATTCTTGAGCGGTCATTGTTGCCATCATTCCAAATCTCCAAAGCTCGAAACCGTCGAGGCGGGCCTTTCGGCTGAATTTACTCAGACACCCGAAGGTGTTTCGCTGGAGTCTCGCCAGCTCGTCAGTGAGTTTAGCTTACCACTCGTTTTGCTGTCTCGATCATTTCTACAATGTTTGCATTTTTATAAGCTGAGATAGCTTCTTCCCAACTCTTAAAGGTTCGTCCAGCGGAAAGAGTTTTTGTTGTGTAAACAGCGACTGGAAAAACATTTGACGGGCAAAAGGAAACCATAGCTTCTCGCTTTTCTGTAGCCATTTCGACGTATGTTGTTTTGACACCGTTTACTTTTGTGCTATCAATTTCTTTGATTAGTACCATTTTTCGTTTCCTTGTTTGCTTTGCTGGCGTCTGATGTAGTTACTATACCGTATCGTCGTACGGTAGTCAACAGCTTTAGGAAAAGATTTTTGGAATTCTAGCTGCTGTTTTCGGTGGGGTCATTGTTCATTCCTTTTGTTGGTTCCAGCGTCCTGTATTGCGGTCATATTTCCAATTCGGTTCGATGTCTTTTCGGAAAGTTTCTCGGAACCACATTGGGTTTACTCCGTATCGGTCCTGCATCCAGTGAGAGCCCTTCCACCAATACTCATCTTTCCAGTTTTGTTGGTGATCTTCGTGCAGTAACCATTGTCCATGATTGATACGGAATGGGATATCGTGATGCATCAATAGCCACGGCACAGCGTAGTCCCACATGGCTTGTCCGATGCAAAACGGGAAGTCCTGCGGGATAACTTTCTTAGCTTCGTCCGTGAGGTGCATTCCATCCAGACCCCATTCAAACTCGCGAGCTCTGTAGACACCACTGGTATAGTTCCAACGGATAAAGAACTCGGAGATTGAATCCGTTTCGTCTAGTTGATAGTCACCACTCATTTCGCAATCGGAGTTCAGGAGCATTGTTTCTGGGACGTTAGCTAGATTGCGGATCTTCTGCGTTGGAAAATTGTAAAAGCTTTCAACGTCGTTCGATTCTACCCATTCGATTTTCAAGTCAGAGAACAACGGTTGAAACAACGGCAGTTCTCTGGCTGTCTGCATCGCAATCACTTCAAATCCTGCATCGATCCAACTCGATATGCAATGTCGTTGACGGTCGATTCGGTTCGGTCCGATGGCGGTTACGATTTTGCGATGTCGTTTTCGGTTGACTGGTCCTGGAAAAGTACCGTTCCAATTCCACCGATTACACGCTTCCTCCCATGCGACTATAGACTTTCCTATCTTCGAATTGACTTCGTTATGCACCTCCCATGTCCATTTGAACCAGTCATCAAAGCGTGGCGGACTGTATTCAAGGATTTTGCGGAAGTTAGCTCTGCATGGCGAACAGCCTGGTATCCTCTCTATCCATTTGTTAAACTTCTCAGTGTCGAAAGTTTCTGTATGAAGTTTCCTCCAATGGGCTTGTTGCCTTAGTATCATCGCTGGTGAATGGGCATTGGTTGGAACCTGACTAACTGCTTGCGAAACAGGCTCGTCGGTTCTAAGGTATGCAGCAGTTCGAAGTATCACGGCAATCGAAATCGGACGGTGTAGGTTGAATGGATTATCAAATCTACCGGGTTATATTCTCTTAAGCATGTGGACGTTATGACTTCAGCCCGTTGTCTCCAGACCCAAAACTGAGTGCTTTCGTTGTATTCACAAACAGTCGATGGATCGATGCAGCATCCCGAATTGAGTCGCAATGAATTGTTTGTGACTTTCCCAGACAAGAACAAAGCGTCAAATAATACTGCCCCCGTTGTTATTATTTCTTCCCCGCAACTGTCCGAATCCACTTCTATTTGACTGCAGAGCGGTGGAGGATCTAGGCCGTAAGAAATCAAAAACGGATCTTGGACTCCAGGTACACACCCAGCAACGCTAGGTGTATTTTCGTCTGTCGTTGACACACCTTGCTCCAGCCAGTCGCCTGGAGGTAATGCTTCCAAGTCATCTACTTTAACCAGCCCAAAAGTTACTGATGCATCCACGTAACTAGAGCTTACGGGTGTTTGCTCTACCCAAGAGCTGGTTGGTCTGCTGGCATAGGTTGGGTCGTCTCCACCAAGCCAATTAACGCATTCGATTGCAACTTGAATGTTGTCAACGTAGTTTCGAAACTTGCGATCGTATCCGTAGGTTGCGGTAAATTCTTCAGTAATTCCAAAAGCCCAATACAGAACAGGAACGCCCATTTCCATAATTGTAATCAAGAAGGCTTTAACGATAACTTGATTAGCCGCCGGAGCTACGTAGGCATATTTCCTCCATGCATCCTCATAGATTCTCCATCTTTCAATATAGGCGACATCGATCTCCTCTTGGTCTATACAGTAGCTTCCTGAGATGGTTCCAATAGTCGCGAAAGACGTTCGCCTTCCCTTAAACTCAAGATTAAATTCCTGTATTACCGGACTTGTAAACCTAGTCGGAAGTATAGGCCACGAATCATACGTGAATCTTTTTTCCCAGCAACAAAACGAAGGGTTTGCGAGATACCAATCCGGTGCTCCAGGATGCCATCCAGAAGCTTCCGTCAAGCCTGTTATTTGCATTTCCGGAGGTTCGATGCACTCATCATTATCACAACCACAACAACCAGGAGAGTTTCTTATCTTCATTAGCACTCTTCCCAGATGCAGATATAATCCGCACCAAGACGAGCTAGAAGGATGTATTTGCTAGGACCAACTGCAGTTGAAGACAAGTTAAAGTAAGAAATAGAATCCGAAGTTGTGTTTATAACTCTATTAGATCCAGATTCGCTTAACCATCTTGATGTCGCCGTACCGGTTCCTAACGTCGTGCCAGATCTGGCTGTAGCTCCCGCTGTCGTGAATGCCAAGACTACTTCCGCATCACCATACGAACGCATGGCAGGATGCGGCGCTCCGGACGGCTCGTTAAAAACGAACCTCAGTATCTCGTCACTGTCCGCACGAGTGAACAGAACTAGCTCTTCGTCTTTGCTTGCCATTACGAAGGTAACCTGATAAAGCTGAAATCTATTTGTGGATAAGGCACAAACTTTGAGGTGAGCGGGTTTGCATTGCTAGCCAGTTTGTTTCCGTTCGTGTCTAGCTTGCCAACCATGCGATGGCTTCGAATATCGTCCAAATATGGCTTTAGTTTATTTCCGTCTGCCGTATCGACAAACTGACTTCCAACCTCTAGAAGCTCCACGTCCCATGTGTCTGGATCGTAGGAACAACGATAAGCAACTCGCCAAGCTGCGTATCCACCGTAATAACCTAATCCGGCACTTGTCACGTTTAGCTTCAGCGTTCTCGCGTCTCGGCCTGCAAACTCTCCATCGTTTAGCTTGTCGTTCCTGTCCATAATGTCGTTGATGTCTTGTGCAGGATCTTCGAACTGGGTGAACGAAAAAGAACATAGCGTTTTGGTGGTTAGTATCGGCTCTTGAAATGGTTGCTTCGCAAAGTTGACTATCTTCTTCGGTGGGTCGCTGAAGTCTTCTTGGATGACGACTTGCTTGGTCTCAAACGAATCGACAACGAAAACCGGAATCCAAGTCGTTGGATCTGGATCTGGAAAATCAGGATCACCACCTGTCGGCGGTTTTTGCTCTTCTGTTCCTGATTCGAATTGACACGTAACGTCCCAGTAAAGTGGATTCTCTTTCTTGCGCTTTGCATCTTTGGATGTGCAGCGTTGTTGGGTAAATCCGTAAACTAAACCAACGACCGGAAGGCCTGGAGTACCAAGCAGTATTTCTTCGCGTCCGACACTGGTTGAACTTGCCAGTACGAGAAAGTTCCAAGTGCTTCGGAATACAAGTTTATTGCTGCTGATCGCGATCGCTCCAGAACCTTCGCGTCTTTCCTGGCTGTTTACAATTTCGCTTGGCATTAAGCTGTCCTCCCTGCTATTCCGATCATCTGCGAGCTTTGAAAGGCTTCTAGTTGCTGTTGTTGAACCACTAGCTGCTCGCGTGCGATCTCTGCTTGCTCTTGTGCAATCTCTGCGGCTTCGTTGCGTTGGTTCATTAGGAACCGATACGCCTCAACGCTACCGGCTCTCAACGCTGGGGCAACCGCTGCGGCTATGTTGTTTGGATTGTCGTTCTTCAAATCAGACTTGAGTTTGTCGAAGTCTTTTTCAGCGTTACGAATACGATCCTTCGTTTGCGAATCTAACTTTTTGCGTTTTTCCGCATCCTCTGTAATGCTCTTTTCAAGTTCAAGCTTTTCTTGCAAGTCTCGCAGCTCGCTAGCTTGTTGTTCACTAAGTCCTTTTTTCAAGTTCTCTTGGTACTCGACTTCTGCCGTACCGAGTTGCAAAATGTCTAGCTTTCGCTGAAGCTCTTGTTGTTCTTTCGTGTACAGATCTAAAGCACTTTGCTTTGCTTTTTCTTCGTTGGCAATTCGCTGTAGTTCTTTGCGTTCCGTGTCTGCTTTGGCTGCCATGTTCTTTTCACGAATCAACTGCTCGGCTGGTGTTAGAACGTGCTTCAGAGCTTCCATTTGCCTGTCGCCTTCCTGCTTTCCTAACCTAGCCAAAAAGTCGTCGAATTTTGTTCCAACAGAATTTTCGTCAAGGTTGGTAATCGCATCTGACGCAACAGCAACCATGCCTTCAATACCAGCGGAAAAGTTAGTCGCAATACCTGCAAGTAAACCACCTTGCCCTTTGCTATTCGCTCCAGCGTTCATGATCTCCATCAACGATTTAGCCGCTGGCAGGAGGTTCGTCCCAATCTCAGTTGCTAGCAACTCCACATCTGACTTCATCTTGGCATATTGCCCGGCTGCACTATTCTTCAGCCGCTCATTCATTTCAAAGAATCGACCACCTTCGGAGGTGGCAGACTTAAAAGCATCGGAAACCATCTCTGACGATATCGCGCCGTTCTCCATTTGCTTTTTCAATTCAAGCATACTGGTACCAGTCGTTCGGCTGATTTCCTGAAGCGGGTTGAATCCTGCGTTCACCATCTGCAAGACTTCTTGCCCCATCAGCCTTCCGTTAGCTTGCACCTGCCCGAACGCCAACGCAAGCGATTGAAATCGATCGGCATTACCAATAGAAACTTCGCTCAGCGCTCGCAGTGCTGGCATGGTTTGTTCTGCGGCCAGTCCGTACCCTACTAAAGTTTGTGCTGCTTTGGAAAAGTCTTGCCGACTTAGCGGAGAAGATCGATCTAAAGCGATGAATCCTTCGAAAAGAAATCTTGCTTTTTCGGCTGAGCCTGTCAGTACTTCTAGCGATATCTTGTTGCTTTCTGCCGTAGCGGCTAACGACATGCTCGTCTGGATGCCACGGAACGCAACCGCAAGTCCTGCGTATTGTGCAAGAGTGCTCTTTAAATCAGCAACCATCGGATTGGTTTTTTGCTGTGGTGTTTGCTTGTACTTTTGGTTTAGATGTTCTAAGGCTTCCGCATGCCTTTTCGCGGACAATGCACCTGCGTTATGTGCACGCTCCAATATCGCAATGTCTCGGTTGTATCGATCGATAGGCGTAACTGAGTCTTGTACTATCCGACCAAGTTTTCTAAGTTCACCGGCAGAAAGATCGACTCCGCGAGTAATCTTCGACGCATCGAAACCGAGTGCGATGTTAGCCAGATTTATTGTTGTTGCCATTTGCTCTGACTACTGCTCCTAGCCCCAAAGTGGCTCCGAGTGATTCAAACTCTGTTTTCGTCGTCTTCTTCGTCCGCTTCGTCTTTTGACGTTGCGGTTCTGGAAAGTATCTAGCTGGCATGTGTCGTTCAAACGTGCTAGGCTCAAACTTCGCTCCAACCTTCATTGCCTCTAGTTCGATTTGTCTTTCCAGTAAGCATTGTGTTTGCGCTGATTGCTTCCACGCTTCTCCAATTGGCTCAACTGCATCGAAAGCCATCCAGAAGTCCAAAACATGACTTGGCACTGTCTCCAGCCATGCCTGAACGTCTGCAATACCCCAAGCAAAGCAAAGTCTGGCAGCAAGCCTTAGCCTGCTGCCGGTTCGGAGTTTTTTACAAGCTCCTCAATGTCTCCTTCGTCGTATCCGCAATGATCCTGAGCAACGCCGTACAATGCTGATGTAATCTTTCCATCCATTGACATGACTGCATCGCAATCGGAATCAAGTAGCAGTCTGTCACCTGTCGAATCGACAAGCACACGACAAAGGAACAAAGCACGAGCTTTCTTGAAACTCATGCCTGCTTTTTTGTCTTGCAACTTGATTTCGTAGTCTGCCTTTTCCGCTTCGCTCATGCTTTGGATTCGGTACTCTTCTCCAAGTACCTTTACGTCCAAGTATCGCTTCGCTTTGAGTGCTAAAAACTTATCGCGGCTAATCATTATCCTGGTCGTCCTCTTCGTCGTCTGTGTAGTCGTCTTCACCTGCGGAATTGTCGATCTCTGGAGGCTCTACAATTTCCATTGGAGGCAAAACAGTTCGCTTGGTGATCGCTTCGCACTTGGTTACAAGCTCGCGAACTATATTGACTGGTTGATTGGTTACCAGCATCAATGGAATCTCTTCGTCGTGCGATAAATAACCGACAAGAACCCGGTTACCGTTAGCACCTGTCGCAAAGACTTGCCATTGATCGAATACGACAGTCTCGCCGTCGTATCGAATACCGCTATGCTGCTGTAGTTCAACTTTCATTCGATTATGCAGCAGTAAACGCTGGTCCTGTCATGCCGTCGAAAGTAATTTCGTAGCTGCACATCATTGCAGTGCCGCTTTCCGCGTCTGGATAGTTGACCGCTGTTACGATCGCAGTTCCAGAAAACGAACCAGCCGCAGGATAGGTGATAGTGAACGTACCAACAGATCCTAAAGAAATAGCCTGCCCAATGTGATAACATTCGACTGTCACCACTGGGTTATCGGCCAGGTCTTGCTTTTCAAGAGTCTTGTACGCAGTAGTGGAAAGATCGGTCGTGTCAAACGTCCCAATCTTCTCTTTGGCTCCGGTGACTTTCTTGACGAAAGTCGTTTGGCCCAAACCGGAAACCGTGGTTCCGTTTCCTACTGCTGGTGATGTTAAAGCTGGCATTATGCGGCCTCCAAATAGTGAACCATGAAATCGAAAGAAGTAATGTAACGATGCTGCTGATTGCCATCCGTTGGAGGATCGTTGTCGTAGTAGTCTCCGCTGTCGATCTCGACAGCTTGGATTGCAATTCCTTCAACAGTCCCTCGAAAAGCACAGATGCCAGAGTTGCGGATAGCATGTGCTATATCGTTCGCTTTATCTCTGCCACCGTTTGCTTTTTCCGCATAGCAATCAACTTGGATTCGAGAGTGTGCAAGCCTCATGCAGTCAAGTAGCGTGTGTTCGCGTAGCGTCGAAATCTTGTAGTAGCTGACGGCAGGCAATGCAGCACCTTGTGGGATAACGTCAGGATAAAAGCGTGTCCCAATAAGCCCTGTCAGGGTTGCATCTTGAAGCAATCTCGTTCGTAGTGCCTTGCCAACGTCGCTTGCCATTATTCGCCGCTAATTACCTTAATTGTTCTGCTTGCTGCTTCTGCTGACCCGCTAACGACCTGCAAAAACTTGACACCCTCAAACGCAATTCGATTCAATGCATGGTGTCTGCTTGTCGAAGTTGTAAGCGAGTAAAGCGTCGATTCGTAGTACAATGGAGTGAATGTGGAACCGTTGTCGGACACGTTGAACGTGATTGCCGTTCCAGTTAGTGCCGCTGGCGTAACGATTGCTACAGGTATGCGATTGTTTTCTAAAGAAAGCGTTGTCGATACTGTTCCACTGGTTGCGATTGTGACGTTGCCAATTCGTAAATTCTTAGCCATTGCCAAGTTCCTTTATTTCTTTCGCGAGCTGTTCGTTGCCTGCTGTGATTTGTTGTGTTCTAGTCTCGTCAAAGGCTTTTTGCATGAATCTTTCGCTGGGGTTAATTCGTTTAACCTTGCTCGTCTTTTTCCCCCAGTAGACTATTTTTCGCTTGTCGCCTGCTTCGTAGTTCTGTTTGTTGGCTCGTGGATACTTACCTCCGACGATCATCAATCCACCGCGTTCGGTTTTGATGAACTTCATGCCGATGTACTTGCCTGAGTCCTCTTGGTAAGCAGCGTTGTCTTTGTATTTCTTACTCCACTTCTTTCTCGTTCCGCTTCGTCTGGAGCTTGGTGCAATAGACTTGGCTCGTTCTATCACTGGCTTTGCCATTGCCTTCAAGACTCTTTCCGCTGGTCCAATCCTCATCAATAGAGGAATTTTCAAAAGCTTCTGAATCTGTGCTTCGTCAAAATTGATTTGTATTTCTAGTGTCATGCTGTTGTGGTCACCAGTATTTCTAGTTCTCGCCGCATAACACCAATTGGGTTGATGTGCGTAATTCCGTAAATACGTCCTTCGAATAGGATCCGCATCTTGGTCGTGTAGCCTTCCCGGCTGTTGACTTTGAATATCGCTTTCGTCTGTGCTTCAAGCTGTCTTCCGCGAATCGTTTCAATACCACTCAACGACGTAAACTCCGCAGGCTCACCACACCGAAAGTTAGTCCATTCGATTCGAGATTCTCCTGTTGCGTCCTGCGTCTCTACGGGTGTTTCGAAGTCTATTCTGTGCCGTTTGTTCGCTGCGTTGCTCACGGATATGTACTCCGTTGCAGTTTACTAATCAAACGACCGTAGGAACGAAATTCAGACTCTTTGTGAGGGTCGCGAGCCAGAAAGTAATTTTCCACCAAGAGCAAAACAGCTTTTTGCACAATTGCAGGAACGTTGCTGTAGCCGCAAACGTAAACTATCCTCCAAGCGTCCCAACGTGCCTGGGCGACAGGCCAAAGCTCATTGTATTTAAGTTGTATTTTCCTGTTCGCAACATCCAAACCGTAAATCGTAGTTGGAAGAGTTGTCAGCAATCCGTTGGTGTCGTAATACTCGATCGATGTTATCGACTGAACTGGTGACTTGTGAAGCTGCAAGCCGTCTATCATCGCATCGGTTTTTAGCTCCCACGTTTGTGGACATATAGCAATGTCGCAATCGCTCTCAACTTCTTGCCTAGCTTGCGAGATTAGATCAAGTAAATGAGAATCGTGCGACGGATCGCCAAGTGCGATTTCCACGCATTCTTTCACTTGATCTAAAAGTACTGGCTCTATAGTTGGACCAGTCAGCAAGGTAGGACGGTAGTTGTTCACTTTTGCTTTCGCGGTTTCTGACGCTGTTTCTGTTCTCGATCATCAGTTGATTCTGACGCGATTCCGCGTTGAATCATGATTTCCGCTTGCCCTGCCTGGACGCCTACCAGCCGAAAACCGACTGGCAGGCCATTCCACATTTGCAGTAAAACCAAATCCATTAGAGGACTCGGCAAACGTCGCCATCCGCCATCGTTGCGGATGTTGCTGGAGAGAGGTGTGCTTTCGTCAAGATTGCAACCGCAGCAATGAATCCACCTGTCGAACCGCTACCGAACGTCGCAACCACTCGAAGAAACGGATTCTTCCCTCGCATGTCGATTTGAAAAACGCATGTCTGGCTGTCATCAGTCGCAGATGGCAAAGCAAGCGTAGTTCCGTCTGGTGAAGTTCCACCGGCAAAAGTCGCTCCAGTGATATCTGCGTAAACACCACCGCTTGTCGTTGAAGACTCGACCTTCAGTGCTGTCAAAGCAATGTCAGTTGCTCCGAGCTGCACGACAATCGTGCAGTAATCGAAGTCTCTTGCGTCAATCACGACTTGCGCAGCACTTGCGTTGTTTATAATTGCCGCAGGGCTGATCGCCCTGACGTATTTAGCCTGTTGCATCAAATTCATGTTTTGTTTCCTATTTTTTGTTTTTCAAAAGAATTGAACCGCTACCAATTAGGAAGCAGAAACGAGCGACACCATTGGACCAGCGACGGAAGCCGTTCCACGTTCATGTACAGCTATGTCGTATCGTAAAGTCGATCTAATAGCAGTTTGATCGAATTCGAAGTATCGAGAAGAGTCCGCTGCTATTGTCACCCCACGTCGATTGCCCTTGGTTGCTGCCATAGACAGGTCACCAAAGTAAGCGAACTTCGTTGAGGCTCCGACTGTTGCTGGCAAGCATTGTGCAAAAGTCACTGGGTAACCCATGAACTGCATTACAGGACCGTTGCCGAGATCGGAAACATTGTTTCCACCTGCTGCAAGCTGTAAGCGTGCCATGACGTTCCAGTAAACGGCACTATGAACAAACCAACGTGGCTGGATACCTGGGAATTGCGGAATCTTAGAAACGGCGTCTTGGAAGACTGCAATTGTCAAGCTGGCTGCTGTGTTTTGCGAAGCTGCTGCGGTCGCAACTGAACCAGCAAGCAACGCATTAGCAACACCAACAATTCCGTTGTGGGTTGTCGTGCCATCTCCTAGGAAACCAGCTTGGTCTTCTTTCACCGCGTGTGCGTAAGCAATTTCATTCGCGAGGAAGTCAGCTACAGCAATGATCGCATCTTCGCTTAGCTCGCTGCTGATTCGTGTCAGCGTGCCCCACTTCTTAGCGGTCAAGCTAATCTGATTCATGGTGGCATCGGAGTCGGTGATTTGCTGAGCTTCGGTGACTGCGTAGGCAGTCAATCCACTGAGTCTTCTAGGACCGATCCACTGGTCAGAGGTCATCGGAACATTGCGAACGTATTGACTAAATACGCCAAATGACTCTTTTAGATTAACGATTGCCGATTCGAATTGCGGGATTACCAAAACACCGCCGAGCAAGTCGTTGTTTTCGCCCATTGCATTGGTGATCAGACCATGCTCGCGGCACCATTGCCGAGAAGCTTGATCGCCTCCGATCGTTGCCATCAAGAACCGACCAGATGCGTAAGCGTCTGCTTCAGCATTTACACCTTTGAACGCTGTCAGACGGTTTCCTCCGCGTGCTCTTGCTGGCACTCGAATAACTCGTTCTGGTTCGCTAAAACCGTGGTGAGAGTTTTCGATATGCTCATCGAGTCTTGGAGACATACGAGCTGTCGCACGGTCTAGAACTGCTAGACGCTGTTCCATTGTGGAAACTTCTTCGCCAAGCTGGTCAAGCAACCCGCCCTTGGCTGTGATTGCTTCTAGACGTGCCTTTTCTTCGGCTGTCTCAACTCGGTTTTCCTTAGTTGTGATGTTGTCGATTGCTTCGACTTCTGCAACAAGGTTCGAGATTTCGGCACGCTTTGCAGCGATCAGTTTTTTCAAATTCATCTGGTTTGCCTTTGCAAATTGCTGGCATACCAAACGAAAATAGCGGCTGGTGATGCCAGCGTGGAACGAAACATAAAGTAACGTTCGACGCCTGCCATCCACTGCCGCTAACGAGTTGCAATCAGATAACTGAGTCGATTAAATTTTTGCGGGATTTCTCCCAATTCAACAAATACTAAGCTAAGTGTTTTACTAAGTCAAGCATTTGGCTCGAACGTATGGCCCTCTCTCCTTGCGCACTGCAGTTTGAACCAAAGATGCTGGTGGATTCTTGAACCAGCTAGCCAACGTTGCCTTAGCCTGCGTTGCACCACCTGTCGCAGTCGATAGCCCTGCCGCAACCGCTTCCGGTCCTGTGTACCAAGTTTCCGCATCAAGCAACGCCATCACGTTCGTTTCGGTTGGCATGTATTCGGAATAAATCTCCACAAGCGAACGATCGTAAGTTTCTAGAGTGTCGGCAGTCTTTCGTAGCTGCGTTGCATTTCCAAGATCGACCGTCAACGCTCTGTGAATCATCCAACGACCACCTGTCGATGTCGTCCGAGTCTCTCCAGCTAACGCTATAACGCTTGCAGCACTTGCGGCCAGTGCATCAACGTGCGTGTCCACACCTGGCTTGTGTCGTTTTAGTGCGTTGTAGATTGCGATACCTTCGTCAGCGACTCCACCAGGAGAATTTATTCGAACGATTGCACGTTTTTTTCCAATCGACGCAAGAGCCTCAATAACTTCCATCGAAGTAAAGGAATCTTCAAACCAGGATGCACCAACAGCACCATAAAGAAAAAGTTCTCCAGTCGATTGATTTACGGCAAGCATTGTTCATGTTCCTTGTTGTTTTTTACAGAAAAAACACGGTTTTCCCAAGATTCTACACAGTTTTCTAGCGTTTTTCGGAAGTCTTCTGGCTTTGAATTCGTTGCTTCCAAAAGAAGTCTCTTAGATTCTTCGCAATGCGTTTGGGATGAGTCGCGATCGAGCCCAAGCTCCTCCATTTTGTCACCAAGCGTTTTTTCCCAGTCACAATACCAATTCTCCATCCACGTGAGAAAATTCTTGTCGTCTGCGTGCTGCAAAACACGCTTTGACTCGACGCGAATCATGTGACGAAGCTGTGATTCTATAGCTGCCTCAGCTCTGTCGTCAGACTGGCTAGATTCACGTGAAGAAGTGTTAGGGTTTTCGTACTCGTCCCCACCATCCACCGGATTCATATCGAAGTAGCTTCTAGCCTCATTTCGACTGATAACGGTTGCTGTTATTAGCTTTGATACGAACTCTGCAGTTGCAGACTTGTCGGAACGAAGCAAAGCACCGTCGTTGAACTTGTGGTAAAAGCCCCTAGAACGTTCTGATTCCGTCAGTAGCTTCATGTTTGCTTGCTCCTCATACTGCGTAAGCCACGCGCCAAGGCAGTTCATCAAGTAAGACAAAACCTTTTGTTCCAGCGAGTTGTAAGAAACGCTGTTATCGTCTCCGAGTATCGTTTCTAGGCCTAGCCATAAAGCGACCTGCTGACGAGTGAATTTTCTATTTTCTAAAAGTTGAGCATCCGCGTTACTCATTGCTAGAACATTCGCTTTTATTCCTTCACGAAGTAAACCTGTTTTGCCTGCGTTTGAGTCCCCGTCGTGTGCGTTCCTAAACTGCTCTAGAAACTCTTTTGCTTTACCCTCTTCTCGGAGTGCACCTGGAGGAGCTTCTAGCATCAATCCGCCTGCGTAGCCTTTTTTAAGTTGCTTTAGTGAATGGTTATCGCTTGCGGTGTCGATCCCTAAAGTGCTTGCGGCTAGCTGGACAATTGAAACACCCGTAAAACCGTCTAAAGTAAACCCCATCGTGTGAAAGACGTTGGAGTCTTCTAAAACAACAGTATCCTCTGGATTTTCTCGCATGTCGTTCAGCAAATCAAAACGCTCGTCTCTATGTGGTTTTGTAAAGTGAAGTTTCAGTCCTTCACTCATGACTGTAAGTGTTCTGTCTGGCATCAATGGGATTAGCTCGACAGGAACTCCATTTACGCGGTGTATGTAAGCTCTAGCATTTCCCCAAAGCAGTGCATGGTTTAAGTGTTGCTGCTTGTAGATTAGTGGTGACTGGTAAGCGTTTGGCCTATCCTTCAGAAGTTTATGCGAAGGATGGTTGACTTGTACTGTCGTTGACCTGTTTTGTTTTCTGTAAAGGGAACATGGCAGCATCGAAAAGTTGTTACTGATCTTGCGAACTCCGTAGAAAAACGCTGCGCTAGTCAACGCTTTATTGACAGTCATTGCTGACTCGTCGCTACTCTTAAACATATCCCAAAACCAACGTAGTGGCTGCATCATATCAAAAACATGCTCCCCGTACTGCGTGTAGGTGCCAGTTGACAGACGCGAAACGCCATAACAATAGCGACTATCATGTCAATTTTATCATTGGAGTTTCCTTTGTCGAATCTCCATTTTCCATCTGCATCGGCCACGATGATTGCATTGCACGCCATCCACGACAAAACAGGATGACCATCATGCTTAATCAGTCCAATCTTTAGCAAGTGCAAGAACTCGCGTATTGGCTCGTTAAACATATAAGCCTTTTGAGCCATCGAAACAGCTTGAAATCCTTCCGATATAATCTCTTCCGCCAGTAACTTTGCGTTACTCGGATCGTATGCGGCTGTAGTTATCCCAAAATCTTCCATATCTGTCAGGATATCAGTACGCATTTTTATTAACGGTTGCTGGTGCGAATGCATCTTGTCGCCATAAATCCAGCTAGCAAAAGGTTCCGCTGTTAGGTCTCGCAACGTGTCAGACGCTATGTAAGCCTTTGCCTTTATCTCATATCGATAAACAGGAACGACTTTTTCGCCATCCTTTTCGTCGATGATCGTTTCTTCTCCAACCAAGAAGCGTGCACACGTGCCGAACGCAGCAAAATCGTCTCTTGCTCCAACGTCGATTCCTAATCCTATTGCGTCCGCTAGTTTCCAATCGGACAAAACGTCCTTGGCGGCGTCCCACGTATCTTTTTCGATAGCACGTTGAGAAGAACTGGTAATCCTTTGCATGTGCTTGGAAAGGAAAGTCTTCTTGAAACTAGGCTTGTTCTTTGCGTCTGTCGCTTGCTGTTGCAAGTAGTCTAAAGAAACCGAGATTCCTAGATTCGGATTTGCTTTTATCCAGCAATTTTCATCAAACGGATCGTCTTCGTCATCGATTGCAGCGATGAACACAAACTTAGATTCGTCCACTACGCTACCAAGTGCGATCGACTTGCATAGTTGCAACGTCTCTAGCCAAATTTCGCTTTGATCGTCTCCGAATGTCGTGATCTCAATCTGCAGAGGTTGCGTTCTCGAAGCTGAACCCGTCACCATCGTGTCATAGTATTTCCGGTGCTGCTTGCGCCATGCATGCAACTCGTCAAAGATTACATAGTGAGGGTTTGGCCCGTCCAAAGGCTTGTCGCTTGCTGTCGTGCAGCAAAATGAGTTAGTTTCTGGCACAAAAAGCCTGTTTATATGGCTTTTTACCATGCCTTTTAAGGAATTGTTGGAAGTCCTCATTCGAACAGCTTCATCAAACACGCACTTCGCTTGGTCTTTCTTTGTGGCAGCGATGTAGATTTCGCTACCTGGCTCGCGATCCATTACCAAACCAATCAACGCAAAACCTGCAGCAAGCGTACTTTTCCCGTTCTTCCTACCGAAACTCAGATGAGCATAACGAAATCTTCTCGTGTCGTCTGCTGTTCGCTTCCATCCGTAGATACTCCATACGATGAATAGTTGCCAAGGTTCTAAGTGAAAAGGATGGCCAGCGAACTTACTTCCTTTCGAATGACGCAATGCCATCGGAAAGAAGTTGCAAATATCCTCCGCTTCGACTTCATCGAAGTAGTACGGAAAATCCTCGTTGCCGATTCGCTCCAAGTCCTTTAGGTGACGTTCACATGCCGCGATTGCCAACTTACCAGCCACGACCGTACCATCGAGGACATCCTCAATGTACTTGTGTATTCTTTGCTTAGTTGGAGTCGTGCAAATCATAATCAGTTAGGTTTTGGTCCCATCCTTCGAAGTAGCATTTCGGCAAACGGGTCTAGTTCTTTCTTGCCACCGACGGCAACAATCTTCGATTTGCTTGCAGGAGTAAGCCCGAACTCTGTCAACTCTTTTAGAAATCGGTTTGCGTGCATGTGTAGTTGAGTTGCTTCCGGCTTCGTAATCGGTCCTCCTGTCGCCCCAACCGTTGCTACATTGCCTTCCTTACATTCTGAGTAAAGCCACATCAACTGTGCCCAGTCTAGAGCGTGCATAGTAAGCAAAGGAGCACAAGCCGTCGTTAGAACTCCTGCGTCACCAAGGATCGTGCAGCACCAATTCCAATACCAAGCGGCGTCTTTGTTTTCAGACACAATCTCAGGCATTTCCGGAGCCCCCTGGACATACTTCGGCATATCCTTAGGTCTGCGTTGCGGATCTTTTACGTACGCTCCAGAGGCTTCTAATACTGCGGGATCTTTTCTAGGTCTTGCCATTACGATAGTCCTTCATTTAATGCTTCAACGTAGTGTTGATTGCTCCACTGCTTAACCTCTATTCCCGCCATCGCATCACCTTCTAAGAGATCATGGCACGGCACACAGACAGCTAGCCAATTGTCGAAGTTCATCCGCCTGGATTCGTCGTCTTTTACTGCAATTATGTGGTGCATGTGCTCGCTTATGTTTGCCGACTCGACTCCAACTACCATCATGCACCTTTCGCAAAGTGGGTAGTTTCTTCGATGTCGTTCGCTCGCTGCTCTGTGATCCGATCCATAACCTCTTTCCTTCGTCTTCCTTTTTTCTGGCTTGCAGTTCTTGCAACTCTCGCCGTTTTTCAAAACTTTTCCACACTTACAAAACCTCAAAAATTAAAACTCCCCGTTTTGCGGACATATACGGAAGTGAGCAAGGCGGTCGCTGTGTTAAAATCGCTGTACATTTTCACCACCCCCCGTACTGTGTCCTGAGTGTTCGCCGCCTTCGGTCGCGATTGGTATTGATTGATGCACGGGAGTACCTTTTGGTATGGGGGGGTTAATACGGTCCTGTCCAAGCTCTTGCAGTACCAGCCCCCGAGGTTGCTGTAATTCGTACTCGTGCGGAATAGACACTACTAATCAACCCAGTTGCAGTATGAACCGTACTCCAAGTTCCGTTATCTCCACGTTGTTCAAAATGCAAATCACCACCACTTTTTCGAAACCGATACACGGCGTTCGTTGTGGTTGCAACATTTCCGCTTACCGTTCCCATATTTCCAAGAGACCAATAAATCAGAGATCCAGAGACGAATCCAGCTATGTAATATGCTGCTCCACTAACCCAGTTGTCTTCGTTCACATCTGCATCTAGTGCCAAGAGCATACCGATACCAGATAGCTGAAACTGTACGATATCTCTATCGAATGTTAGGTCAAAAGTTTCCGATATGTGAGCGTGTGCGTTTTGAGCGTTAAATAAAACTTCCACTTCATCGAGTGTCGAGGAAGTACCAGCAACTAATGTTATGGGTCTGTTACGCAATGACAACGCAGACCGCATTGCCGCAATGTATCTATTAGCAATCCTTCGGTTAACGTTGTAGTCGTAATGGTACGTGTCAAATACTGTCAAGTCTCCATCGATTACAATAACGTCAGGATCATCATCAAGTTCATTGATGCGTGCGTTGTAGTTTGCCTTTCCCGCAGCGTTGCCAGGTATTGTGGCAATTATGATTTTTGCACCAGGAAGTTGCGTTTTGATTCGGCTAATTATGCCACGCAATGCACCTTTAAACGTGTATTGATTAGTCGAGCCTACATCGTTCTGGCCAATTTGCAACCAAACAACATGCTGAACCTTTTTAACTGCAAGCAGCGTTTTTGCTGCATTGGTCCTGTTGAGAAACTTTGTCCAGTACCCACTTGCGTTGCCAACATCCCACTGGGCTACAGTAGAAGATCCTTGACCCGTCTGGACGTAATAAATTGGTTTTGTAAATTCCCCTCTCTCGCAGGCGTTGGCTAACTCTAGCTCTGGACCATGCGTCGTTGAGTTTAGATCCTGGTGATCTAGGTTGTTGTTAGTGCCGACGTCGAGAGCTTCAAAAACAGATGTGTTGACGTTGAAAAAGTTAAGCGAGGATCTAGCAGCAAGTTGCCATGTTGGAGCCTCCGAGTTTGGTGCCTTTCCACCAGTAGTAGATTCCCCGAATGCGGTAATCATTATCACTTCTTCGAATTGCGAGTTAGTTGTTACCACAACCCCACTCGAATTCATCGCTAATAGCTGTGTCGATGCCGGTGTTGCCAGATCTGCAAGCGATTTAACCTTTGCTGATAACCTAGCATCAGGTAGCGTGCCAGTTGTTAGATTCGTTGCTGATATATCTGAGTAAGCCAACGAATTCCAAGCCGTCACCCCATCCCCGACCTTCATCTGTTTCGTCGTACTGTCGTAGCCTATCTCACCGTCCGCAAGTATCGGATTAGCCGCACTCCATTGAGCAGAGCTACCTCGTCGTGATTGGATCGTATCTTTCACTGGCATTGTTTTACCTGACTTATTTTTCTGATCATTCCCAAACACCTCCAACCTTAACGAACGGTGTTGCACTCTTCCAAGTGCCAGTTACCTTCACAAAAGCCATTGCATCTTTCCACTCACCAGCAACATTCAGCCGGAAGCCACCTAGAGCAACATTGCCACTCTGCAAAGTTGCAGATGCAAGCTGAACTGATAACGAACCAGTAGCCCCGTTTGCGACTGTACCAGATGACGATACAACGCACGAATCAAGTGCTCGGTTGACTTGTGCTGTTAAGCCAGCACTGAAAGAACCAGTGGACGATAGAGTGGCATTTGCGAGTGTTCGTGTTACGCTACCTGACGCACCGGCAGCGACAGTGCCAGTTGCCGACGAAGTAACGTCAGCGAGTGTTCTTGTAACCGTACCACTTAGTCCAGCCGCAAGCGTTGCCGACGACGAGCAGCTAACAGCCGCTAGTGTTGACGAAACTGAACCAGTTACGGAACCAGCCGCACCACCTGTTGCTGATAGCGTTGCGTTGTCCAGTGTACGCGTTACCGTACCTGATGCACCCGCAGCGACAGTTCCTGTAGACGATAGCGTTGCATTTGCGAGTGTAGTATTCGTGCTACCAGTTAAGCCAGCCGCAATCGTACCAGAAGCCGATACCGTTGCCGCGGATAGCGTAACCGATACTGTTGCCGTTACTGCACTTCCGACCGTGCCAGTGGAAGCTAATGTTGCTGCATCCAGCGTGCTTGTTAGTGTGCCCGTTGCACCAGCAGTTAAAGTCCCTGACGACGATAGCGTTGCACTGTCTAACGTCTTTGCAAGCGTGCCGCTTGGGCTTGCTGCTCCTGAGCGTACGGCTAAACGTCGTTTGCTTTCGTATGCGATACCGCGACGGGTGGCGAGGAGTTTGATTTCGGAGGGGGTGAGGACACGGTTATAAACGCGGATGTCGTCCAGTTGACCAGTAAAGTCTCCATCCCCTTGTAAATTGTTTCCAAATCTAATATTCGTAAGATTAGCCGTAGGCAGCGTTACACTAGCCGCCGCAGACGTTTCGATAAATCCGTTTACGCCAACCGAAACCGAAGCTCCGTCGTATGTTCCGACAATATGGTACCACTTATTAACCTCCATCGCTGTAGACGAATCGCCACTGTTGTATCCAGTACCATCGGAAATATAAAATATTGCTTTGCCACTCGTTAGACCGTAAAGTAAGTTAAATTGTGAGTTTATAGATCCATTGTTCCAGCATGTTACTAAATCACCTCGGGTTAGCACTGATGGCAACACCCAACACGAAACAGTAAGCCTGTTAGTTGTTACCTTGGACGGTGCTTCACAAACCACAACGTCATCCACCCCATCGAAATCCAACGCCACCTTCCCACCGCTTACCACCCAATCACTAGCCGCGTCCATATTCGTCAGCGTACCGTGATTGCCGTAGACCGATTCATCACGCAGCGTTAAACCAGTCGCACCAAGACTAGGTGCCCAAGCACCCACGCAACCATCCCACAGGCTAGGATACTTCGGTGTGCCACCACGACGAGGAGAATAGAAACCGCTGCGGTAGCTCGGGTTATTCGAGCTTGGGATGACAATTGCGGATAAGGTTGTAGGTCCGGTGCCTGTAGCTGACAGCGTTGCACTACCAAGCGTCGCGGTCAGCGTACCTGTTACACCTGAAGCTGGCTCGACGAGCAATTCATCGACGTACCAGCCCGCAGGAATCAGTTCTGCTTCCCACCAAGCTAACGGTTCTAGATGTCGATCAAACGCACCGATCCGCGCCATTTAGTCGCCCCCACCTTCTTCAACAGGAGGAGGAATCAGAGACCACTCCGAATCGACGTATTGCCAACCAGGACCAGCGTAATCGGGACATTCAATAACAGTGAGATGGACCGGTGCAGTCCAAGCCTCGACACCATCCCAAACACACACGTTAAAGACTTGACCTGATGCTGTCAGTAACGCCCAACGTGTCACCATGATATTATGATCCCATAGCCGTTGCCTCCGTTGCCACCCCGGCCACCGACGCCGGGGTTC